GATGTTGTCTTTTATGGTGGTTCGGCCGGAGGGGGAAAATCATTCGCCCTTCTGCTGGAACCCTTATATCATGTAAACAATTCCAAATTCGGCGCGGTCATCTTTCGCCGGACCACCAAACAGATTACTTCAGAAGGTGGATTATGGGATGAGGCGTCGGAATTGTATCCGACCATTGGTGGTAAACCCAATCAGAATGAATTGTGCTTTCGTTTCCCCTCCAAGATGGCAATTAGTTTTGCCCATATGGAGCACGAGAAGAATCGTCTTGATTGGCAGGGGTCACAGATTCCCTTGATTGGGTTTGATGAGATATGTCACTTTACTTGGAAGCAATTTTCGTACATGCTTTCCAGGAACCGGTCCATGTCGGGAGTCCCTGGCCGAATCCGGGGAACTTGCAATCCCGATCCTGATTCATGGGTCCGGAAGTTTATTGACTGGTGGATTGGTCCGGATGGTTTCGTTATAGCCAGTAGATCCGGTGTAATTCGCTGGTTTATTCTGCTTGGCGATGAAGTCATCTGGGGTGATTCAAAACAAGAATTACTTGACAAATACAGTACTGATGCTGAGCCCGTTCAACCCCTCTCCTTTACTTTTATCCGTTCAACGATCAATGATAACAAGATCCTCCTCCAGAAAGATCCAACCTATCTTGCAAAACTGAACGCACTCCCTCGGGTTGAACGGGCGCAACTTCTTGAGGGGAACTGGAATGTACGACCCACCGCTGGGAGTTATTTCAAGCGGACTGATTTTGAAATAGTCAATGCGGTGCCGGCAGGAGCAAAAAGAGTTCGGGCATGGGATCTTGCCGGCACCGATCGAGATCCGGAAGACCGGAAAGCGAAGAAAGATGGTGGGCCGGCACATACAGCCGGGATCAAGATGGCTAAGGTTGCCGGGGTTTATTATATCGAGGATTCAACCCGCTTCCAGATTGATGCCAGTAAAGTAATTGACTCCATCAAGAATATTGCTAGCCAGGATGGCAAACTGGTGCCGGTTCGATTACCACAAGATCCTGGCCAGGCTGGCAAGAGCCAGGCAAAGGCCTTCGTCAAAGAATTGGCTGGTTATACAGTGAAGACATTGCCGGTTACAGGGTCGAAAGAAGTCCGGGCCACTCCATTGGCCAGCCAAGCCCAGGCCGGCAATGTAAAACTGGTACGGGGATTGTGGAACGAAGCCTTTCTCCTTGAGGCTGAAAACTTCCCGGAAGGCAAATTCAAGGATCAAGTTGACGCGGCTGCAGATGCTTTCGACGAATTAACCAATACAAAACGAGTAGGGACGTGGTAATATAATGGTTCACTCTATGGATTCGACAAGTTCAACTAATTGTATTCATATTGATCCAAGTGATAATACTTTCTGGTTTTTGAAAGGTTTGAGATATGAAGAAACAAAACCGAAAGGTGGTGGAAAGTCTTATGGCGCTTTTATAGGGAAATCTCCTTGGGGCAAAAGGAAGAAAAGATAATGGCCAGGAATCCAGCAGCAAAACATCTCTATCCTGTATATCAATATTTCCAATATGGCCATTTGCCGGAATCCTTACAGGTGACGGCTAAACTCATTGCCGATCTGGCCGATATTATGTTGGATGAATTGCCTGATGGCCCGGAGAAAGCAGAGGGCTTTAGAAAGTTACTCGAAGCAAAAGACTGCTTCATTCGGGCGGGGCTTAAAATACAATGAGGCGTAATTCACCAATTAAGTTGACCGCCAATGAGAAGTCAGAGCAGATCCGCCGGGTGGCATTATACCGGGCGCTGCAGTCTGGCATTGTTGGTTCAAGACTCTCTTATGGTAATACAACCACTTTTGGAGGATTGAGGGATGTATATACCGCTCTCGGATATCCTGGTCTCGACGGGATCAAATTCTCTGACTATTACCACCGCTACAGGAGACAAGATATCGCCGGCAAGGTTATCGAAAAACCTGTTGAGGCGAGCTGGCGTCGTTTACCAATTGTACGCGGCACGGATGATAAGTCAGATGCCTACAAAGAGGCTTGGGAAGAGTTAGAAAAGCGACTGGGTATTTACAATATCTTGATTCGTGCTGATAAGGTTTCCGGCATTGGCCAGTATGGCGTTCTATTGATGGGGTTTAATGACCAGGCAGAGAATCTTGGCCAGCCGGCAGAAAGTGCCAGCGAACTCCTGTATCTCCAGCCTTTCACCGAAGCAAATGCACCCATTAAGCAATACGTCACTGACCCAAAAGATCCTCGCTTTGGTCTTCCTCTTACCTATGGGTTGAGAATAGCCAATACCCCTGGAACAGCATCCACTTTAGAAACAACCGTTCATTACAGTCGAGTTGTCCATATAGCCGATAATCTCCTGGAATCAAATGTGCTTGGCCTTCCCCGTCTGGAACGAATTTACAATCGCCTGCTCAATATGGAACTGATTGTGGGGGGTTCTGCTGAGATGTTCTGGCAAGGGGCTTTTCCCGGTATGGCATTTACAGCAGCAGAAGATACGACCATCCAACCTCAAGACGCAGCTGCCCTGGAAGAAGAGATCCAGAAGTATGTCCATAACCTGGAACGCTATATGAAACTCCAGGGATTGGACGTAAAGAGTCTGGCCCCTGCTGTTGCCGATCCTACCCAGCATGGTGAATTGCAGCTGAAGATGATCTCCATCGCCACTGGTATCCCGAAACGAATTCTTGAGGGTTCTGAACGCGGGGAGTTATCCAGTAGTCAGGATACAGAGGCATGGGATGATCAGTGTGATGGCCGGAGAAAGACATTTGTTGAACCCTGTATATTGCGGCCAGTAATTGACAAACTGAATGCTTTTGGAATCCTGAAAGTGCCGGCTGGTGGATATGAAATTGAGTGGCCTGATCTTTCCGCCCCCAGCGATAAAGATAAAGCAGAAACCGGTCGTATTCGCTCTGAAGGATTGTCCAAGTATCTTTCTTCCCCTGACGCTCAATTGTCTATGCCTTTAGAACAGTATTTGCTGGAGATCATGGAACTGGCAGAAGATAAAGTCGAACGAATAATGACAGCATTGAAAACTTACATTCCTCCTATGGCAGCAGATGATGGCCAGGGGGATGATGATCTTGAAGACTCAATAACTGAGGAATAACAATGCCGAATCCCTTTAGTACACCAGACGATACAATTATCAGAACAAAACTACCCGTATTTGCTCCACGGCGAATTATATCTGTGGCCGCATATATTGAATGGGTACCGGATGAACCGGATAAAGCATTTTTTAGTAGTGACTATTCTGCTTTTACCATTGGTGCTGATTCTTCATCTGGATCGACTTATATTGATCTTTCTCCTGGCCAGGTAATTGGTATCAATCCTGGTACGACATTTACATTTAACACTGCTGTTGATCTTGCGGTAATGTAATGGATTTGTCACTTGGTTTAATTGGTGGTCGTCGAGGCTATCCACTAACTTTTGGGAGTTATGCCGCAGTTCCAATCGATACGGTCATAATGTCTCGCACGATTCAGGTTAGAACCGCTGGCACAATCGTAATCACGGCTGGTATTGGCGAGTACCAGATCAATGGCGGATTGTGGGTATCTATTCCCGGCACTGTTGAGGTTGGTGATAAGGTGCGGGTAAGGCTTACCAGCTCAGTGAACTACTCGACCGAAACTGTGCTTGAGATAACCATTGACGGCATTGCCGATACGTTCAGTGTGACGACTGTGGCTGAAGACACAGTAATCTTCGGGCCGACATGGGCTGAACCTGACACTTGGGATGATAATAAAATTTGGAGTGAGACATGAGAAAAATATTTGTTATAGCAATGCTGGCTTTGCTTGCTCCGCAATATCTTTATGCAGCCCAGCAGACATGGAGCGCGGGTGATCCGTTATCGGAAATACGAGTAAAGACTCAGGCTAACGATACCGAGCTTTACGGGCAAGCAGCAACAAAATGGGTGACTGCCACAGCCTATACAGCCAATAACCAAATGGTAACTCATGGCGGGCATGTGTTTATCTGCATATCAAATCATACTGCCGGTGCGTCTACCGAGCCTGGCGTCGGAGCGTCTTGGGCGACAGTTTGGCGGTATCACGGGGCAGACCTGTACGAGCCGCTGAAGGGCACCGATGACAACTATGTCACGGATGCAGAGAAAGCAAGACTTGGAGATTTAGAGGCAACGGACAACGTATCCTTTGGCAATGTGACAGCCACCGGTGGAGCACTCTATGCTGGCGTGGCGAATACCACCGGAGGCGCCTTGGTCCTCTATACGAACACCGACCCGATATACACAGCCGGTTGGTTGCCTGCTGCTACTCCGACCGGGAGCGTTACTCTCAGATTCCCTCCTGCCGCCGCTGGAGGGAATAACTACCTTTTGAATTTCGACGCTGACGGTACGGGCGGGTTTACTGACCCGGCGACGTTCACCGACGATCAGACTGCTGCTGAAGTGCCATTCACGCCGGAAGGGTCCATCTCCGCAATCACCGTGCAGGCAGCCATTCAGGAAGTGCGGGACGAAGCTGGTGGGGGCAGTATGACATGGCCTTCAACGGCAGGCATCCCCTACTGGACATCTGGCACAGCGTGGGGCGGCGCTTACAACGCGACAACTAAAATCCCCGCTGATTATGTTTCCACCCTCAACCAGAACACCACAGGCACAGCAGGAGGGCTTTCCGGTACTCCGAACATCACGGTAGGGACCATCTCCGCTGGCACGGCAGGGTTCACGGTCGATGCTGATGGTGATGCAACAGCAAAGTCCTACTCGACTACGTTTGTCGATGGAGCAATGTATTCGGAACTGCCAATCAACACAGCGGCAAATCCTTACGTGCCGGGAGTGTCCGCCAAACTGATTAAGATTTTCAACAATGACGGCGTGCCGAAGCTGAGTATTTCTGATTCGGTTTACACCATGCTGACCAGCAACAACCTCGATGATACACCAGCCGACGACGACACAGCGAACGCCCCGACAAGTAATGCCCTGGTGGATGGGTTGGCGGGAAAACAGGCCGCTGACGCTGATCTGACTGACCTTGCAGACGGCTCCCTGACAGCCTCAAAAGTTGCAGGATCGGCGGTAGCAACTGGCAGCAAGGCGACCACCTACACCATCGGCACCGACTCGGCGGATGAATCCTACGGCGGGACGATCTACGTAACCTCGGCAACGACCATCACAGCACCAGCAGTTGTTGCGGGGATGAATTTTACGGTCGTGACAATCGGGGATATCGCGGTATCGCTCGACCTGAACGCAGCCGACAAGATGGTCCTCGATGGCGTGACACTGGCAGACGGAGACAAGGCAACGAACTCAAGCAAATCTGGCGACACAATCACCTGTCAATACTACTCTGCTGATGGGTTCTACTGCTGGTCTGGAACGGTTCTTGGCGGGCATTGGACGGATGGGAACTGATATGAAAAAACTCATACTGGTTTTGATACTGGCCCTGCTTCCTGGCCTGTCGTTTGCTGGGTCACAGGAGATACGGTCGGTTGTGGGGATGGCAAAGGTGCAGGGCCCAACTTACGCAACAATATTCTTTGATGACTTTAACCGCGCTGAGGGCGGAGCTGTAGGGGGAAGTTGGACATCTGAAACCGATTCTGCGGGGCCTGACCTGTTGTCGATCACAGACAGTGCGCTGGTGTGGTCTGGTACAGCTACGACTGCGGCTGGCTATGTCACAAAGGATGTCGGAGCGAATTTGATTAAATACAAAGTAACAAAAAAAATTAAGTTCGACACTTTAACAATGTCGTCCACTAATTCTTTTAATTTTTTAGCGGTTAGAACGGCATCATCAGCGGTTATTAATTTATACGCAAAGGCATCCACCATATCTTTGAACAAGTTGTACGTTACAATTAACAAAGAGGATTCAACACTTGTCACCGGATTGGTTGACTTCGCCTGGGTTGCTGGCACCGTGCATGATGTCGAGCTTGTTGTGAGCACCGCTACAACAACAGACTCAAATGATGGCACTGTCGAGGTAAAAATTGACGGGGTATCAGTATATTCCATGACAGGCCTCGATACCTATAGTAAGCAGGGGCGTGTTTTTAGGGCCGGCATGCAATACGCGGATTCTGCTTTGACCAAAATCATAACGATTGATGATTTTGAGATATTGGAGGCGGATTGATGGAAAAATATTTTATCCTTTTTTTGATATTGTTGTCTGCAAACTCAGCAAACTCCGCGCCATCTATCATATCAGCAACCGTGGCATCGTCGGTATTAACTGTCGCTGGATCAGAGTTTGGAGAACGACAGGATGCTCCTGTTTATTTCGCAAACTTTGACAACGAGACAACTGGGACACTCCCAACGGGACAGGTTACGAATCAGGTAAAATACGGCACAGTGCGGGCAAATAGGACGCACAGTGGATCAAAGTCATTGGAGTTTAATTATGACGCTGTTTCCGGTTTGGAGACAGGAGAATGGGAGCGCAATGCTATTGATATGGGCGAGGCGGGAGTAGGTAGCATATATTATTCAACTTGGCTATATCTTGATAAAACTGGCACAACCGATACCAGTTGGCAGTGGAAAAATTTCACTGCTACTGCCTGCGCGGATATGTACGGCTGCAATGTTGCGCTTAACCCATTTATACTGTTCGAACCTTGGGTAAATGGTTCATTTAACTGGTTCAATACTGGCAATCCCCATGTGTATAAAGGGGCACAGGTGTTAGCTGAGACGTTCACGGCCCCGCCTGATTTGTACCTCTGGGGAGAGTGGCAACGCGTTGAGGTTTACCTGCAAAAATCGAGTCCAGATGCAACAGCGAATGGAACCGTATATCTCAACAGAGTAGGCAGAGGGACTGTAATTATAGACGATGCAACCGTAGTCACCCATGCGTCAGGAGATAATAACTGGCGATATTTTGTGCTTAGTCATGCAATTGAATCAGCCACGGATGGAGAGGTCCACCTTGACGTTTTCATGGACGATGTCTATGTGGACACTTCCAGAGCCAGAGTCGAGATATGCGATACGGATACGTGGGTCGCACGAACGCATTGCGAGATTCAACCATCAACCGCATGGGCAGCAGGCGAGATTACAGCGGCGGTTAATCAGGGGAGTTTTGCCGGGGGGGCAACGGCTTATCTATATGTGATTGATGCTGATGGGGTGGTTAATGCTGACGGGTATCAAATCACACTGGGCGAGACTGCACCGACCAACGCCGTCCCTCGCGGCACAGTCCCGCTCGGAGATATGCGATGACCGGCGACGAGCGGGCGTTTTTAGGATGAGTAAAACAGAAAAGATTATATCCGGTATCCTTTGGGGA